AGCTGAGTCAATTGAAAATGATGTTCAAACTCGTGCTTTGGTTACTGATGAAAGTAAGGCGCGAATTGACGCAGATAGAGCATTAGCTGAACGCGTAACAGGGGTTGAGGTCGTTACTAAACCTGCTTTAATTGGCTCAGAATCTGATTTAATCGGAAATGATGCTGGCTATGCAGGTGTCTGGTCGATTTTATCTGCTGTTCAAGAAGGAGATTTATTACAGGCAAAACGTACAGATCAAGTTATTGTTTCTGTAAATGATAATGCAGCAAGTATCAATTCAGAGCAAATTGCGCGCATTGAAGGCGACAAGGTTGTTACAAAAGCGTTGACTGATTATCGGGCGAGTAATGATCTAGCTCTTGCGAATGTTCGGCAAACTGCTGAATCTGCTGTGTCTAATTCAGAAAGCAATGCTAAGGCATTAACTGAATTAGATAGCAGAGTGAATACTGTTGATGCAAATGCTAATGAAGCTAAACAAAATGCAGCTTCTGCAATTAGTAAGGCAGAAACGGCGGTTTCTGAGGCAGGCTCAGCAGCTTCTATTGCTCAGCAAGCCCATGCGGAAGCATCGACAGCGGCAACTACTGCAAATAATGCGGCAGATAATGCGAATGAAGCTAAACAAACATCGGCAACAGCTTTATCACAAGCTAATGTTGCGGCAGATCAATCTGCTGCAAATGCAGAGCAGATTCAATCTATTCAGGTTGATTTAAAAGATAAAGCAAGTACAGGTGATATTGTTCAAGTTAAGTCTGACATTAAAGATGTTGATAACAAGATTACTGCTCAAACAACGCGAATTGATGGAGTTTATGCACAGATTAACCCGCCTCTGATTGGTTCTGATTCTGATTTGATTGGTAATGATGGTGGTTATGCAGGGGTTTGGTCTGAACAATCAGCACGAATTGAAAGTGATCTTGTTGTAAGTAAGCGAGTTGATTCAACTAATGCTGTACTAGGTGATTTACAAGCTTATACCCAGCAAGAAGTTCAATCACGTATTGAAGGCGATAAAATTACAGTCCAAAAGATTGATAACTATATTGCTAGCAATGACAACGCTCTTGCCATAGTTCGAGATACTGCAAAAATTGGTGTCAATCAATCTTCAGCAAATATTGAAGCTATCAAGAACATCAATATCGAGTTGAAAGACAAAGCCACTACTGGTGACATTACTCAAGTTAAGTCGGATATTAACGAGGTTGATAAAAAGGTTACTGCTCAAACAATCAGACTTGATGGGGTATATGCCCAAATTAACCCGCCTCTGATCGGTTCTGATTCTGATTTGATTGGTAATGATGGCGGTTATGCTGGTGTTTGGTCTGAACAATCAGCACGTATTGAAAGTGATCTTGCTCAAGCAATCCGTACAGACACAGTGCAAACAGATTTGAATGGCAATAAAGCTGCTGTTCAAGAAGTTACTAAATCAGTAAACGGGTTATATGCACAGAAGTTCATTAAGCTTGATGTGAATGGAAAGATTGCGGGCTGGGGTGGTGCAAATGATGGCGTAGAGTCACAGTTTATTTTTAACTTTGATTCTATTGCAATTGGTAACGGTAGCAATGGTATCGTTTCCTATCCATTTATTTTCCGTACCACTTCATTTACTGATCCATTAACTGGAACTGTTTTTCCACCTGCTGCTTATTTGAAAGCTGCAATTATGGATTATCAATCTGTTGATACATCTCATATTAAAGACTTGGCTGTACAGCGAGGCAAGATTGCACAATTAGCTGTTGGAAGTGGTCAAATTGATGATCTTGCAGTGACCAGAGGTAAAATTGCTGATCTTGCAGTTGATACTTTAAAGATTGCTGATAATGCGGTAACTGTTCCTGTATCTGCGTTTGCTGAAATTTCAGTAGGTGTTGATACCGAATATGTCACTATTCAGACGTTAAATGTACCGTCAGATATGGGGCATACAGTTTTAACTTTTGGCGCTGTCTTTAGTTTCTCTGGTTACAGCCCTAAACAGCAAGTTTATTGTCGAGTTCTTAAAAATGATCAAGTTGTTTTTGAGGATCTTGAAGTTCACTTTATTGAACATAATTCAGTTGCTTTAATCACTGATGCAAACGGTTCGCACAACCATAATGGTTCTACCGTTAACGTCAGTGGTACAACAGGACAAGATGGCTCACATAGTCATAGCTACAATGTGAACGGCACAACAGGCTCGACTAATGCCGGAGGTACTTATCATAACCACAGCTTTAGTACTAGCGGATCGACAGGCAATGTCGGTGGACATAGTCACAGCTTTAGTGCTAGCGGTAATATAACCATGTCGGAGGGTGGTGCACATACCCATAAGATTACCGTGCAAGGTACTTCACGAAGTGCCGGAACACTTAATATTTCGAGACATGATTCGACAGGAATTTACGGCACATACAAGTTACAACTTCGGGTGGTTGCTGGTGGTTCAATGAATGTGTCACAACGTTATATTCATGCAATGACGATGAGGAAGTGATGGCATATTTTGCAGTTTATGAGGTTGAAACAGGTGAAATACAGAATTTAATAGAATGTCCTGAATTTCTAGTTGAAACAATTCATCTTGAGAATGGGCAACAGTTTTTAGAGGTAGATCACCAGGTCTCAGCAAATAAATATTTGATCAAAAATGATGAATTAATCTTAAGAGATTAATTCAGCAAATTATTAATAGCACCCAGTCGGGTGCTTTTTTATTGCCAAAATCTGGAGAAGGCAAATGTCTGAAACTCAGACTGCGCTTGAAGCGAGTGCAGCAACATTAACATCAAAAGTAACAGCAACTACTGGCGTGGGGTCTTTTATCGGATTTATAGCAAAGATCGATGTTATTGCATGGGGCGGTTTGCTAATTGCTGCCCTTGGCTTGGCAATTCAAATTTATTTTGCGGTTCAGAAAAATCGCCGTGAAAAAGTAGAGCATGAAATGCGAAAGGCCGAATACAAGTTGCGGATAGATAACTTAAAAGGTAACTGTGATGTCGAACAAGACTAAATATGCGGTGGGTTTACTAGCAGCTTCGGCTGCTTTTTTTATGGGCGTAAAGGTTGATGAGGGGTATACCTCAAAACCAGTGATACCTGTTAAAGGTGATCGGCCTACACAGGGCCATGGTTCCACATTTAAACTTGACGGCTCACCAGTAAAAATAACGGATCCACCAATTACACGTGCGACAGCAGACAAGTGGTTGCGAAATGATGTAGCTAAACGTGAAGTGGCATTTAAAGATTCATTGAAGGGTGTGAAATTATCACAAACTGAATATGACATTTATTTGGATTTTTCATATCAGTACGGTGTGCCAACATTCTCAAAATCTTCAATGCTTAAGTATTTAAAGATTGGTCAATATAAAGCAGCTTGCGACTCATTACTTAAATACAAGTATGTTGCAAAGCGCGATTGTTCGATTCGTAAAAATGGTTGTTATGGGGTTTGGACTAGACAACTAGAACGACATGAGAAATGTATAGGGGTTAATTCATGACTTGGATTTTAAACAATAAGCGATGGTCCTTGATTCTGGTTCTGTCAATTTTGTATCTAGTTCAAATAGCGTACACAAACCACTTGGCAGGCAAATTAAATCAAGCAGATCAAAAATGCTTGTCTCAGATCCAGAAAATTGAAAAGAAAAATTTAGACGCCCTAACCGAAAAGCAGAATCAGATCAATAAAGTGAGCGCAGACTATGAAAAACTCAAAGTTGAGCAAAGTACAAAAGTCGAAACAGTTAAACGTGAAGTGCAAAAGATCGTGGAGCGTCCTATTTATTTCAATAGCTGTATTGACCTTGACGGCGTGTACCAACTCAATGAACTCATTAAAGCCGGTAATACCAGCTAATCTCGTCCAGCCATGCTCTAATTTAAATGAAATTGAGGGCACAACAGGTAAAGATTTAATGATCTGGTCAGTTGATACAGTTGCAAAATATAATGATTGTAAAACAAGACATATTGCAATTGTGAAGGCTCTTGAATAAGAGCCTTTAATAATGTGCAATTATTTGCTCAAAAAAGCTTAAAAATAAGATATTTGAGCAAAAATATTCTCAAATAAAAATTAGTTGTTTATTGTTAGCATCCCTTCAAATGTAAAGTAATTATTCGACTTAAGATTTTGAGACATAGACCAAGCCCGATTTTGATACATACTCCCGCCAAAACCTAATTTAAATTTTCCAAACTTTTCTTGAATATCTTCTATCGCCACCATCAAATTTTCTGTTTTTTCTAGGTCACTATAATCTGTAAGTAAGTCATAAGTATAAGTATGCTTACTCTCGAGTGCAGTTAAAACAACACCACATTTTTTAAAATCCACATCTTGTTTATAAATATGATCAATCATTCTGGTTGTTGCTTTAATTAGCTTTCTAATGTCGTCCGTTGGAACACTAAATGGTTGTGATAGTTCTTTTTTATAAAATGGTTTATTAATATCAAAAGGGCTTGAGTGTGCAAAGCCGATAATGCAGCCACAC